AAAGACCACGGATCACCTACGGCAATGCTAGGGCAAGGAGTTGCAGGATTGTATCGGGATTTTGTGCCAGTAATACAGGGCACTTGGGTAGACGCGGGAACTTTGACGGCTATTAAGTCGCTTTCTTTTGATAGCTTTAAATGGATATTTAACGGCGGAGTTTACTCTGCAATGTCTGAGCAGTGGAGCGGCGAGTGGTTGGGCTTGGTTCCAATTTATACAGGGCTAACTTCCACAGGCGAGGGCTTGCGTTTGGGTAATGGTTTAAAGGATCGCGTAAATTATCAAGATATCCAAATCGGGAAGTTAAACGACGAGGTGCAGCGCACGCCCGACCTAGTTCTAAGCCACCTGGTTAACGATGCAGACGGCGCGCCTTCTGCAGTGCCAACAGTTAACACCCAGTACGAGGTAATGGTACAGTATGATTTGGCCAACGAGCAAATGGAGTGGCACCTACAAGAGCACGGCACCTTTAAGACTTACACGACGGGCACCAGCTCACTGGATACAAACTTTGAGGGGCACATTGGAAATACTGCGGGCGGTTCTGTTATTTTAAACTTGCCTGCGGTAGCTACACAGAAAGGGAAAAAATATTACTTCGTGAAGTCGGGCGCCTCGCATACCTTCAGGATTAATGCAGCCACTGGAGAAAATATAAACGGCACAGATCACTTCCTTTTAAATACAAACTACGATTCGCATACTATTATTTGCGACGGTACCCAGTGGTTTATAATTGCCGCTCATCCGTAATTTGTTAACGCGCCACGGAGGGCGTAGTTGTATTTTTGATTTATGGCTGTTGCTTTATATACTGGCGAGGATGTAACGATTGTTATTGATTTGGTAGACGATACATTTTCTTTAATGGCTGACGTAATAGTAGGCGTAATTATTAACGACGTTTTAAAAGTAAGCTTTAAGAAAACAGCAGGCACTGTGATTGCAGTAAGCGGTCAAACAAAACAATGCTCCGTGTTATTGACGCGCGCCATTACCAAAGGTTGGGAGGCAGGCATGCTATCGATGGAAGTTACAAAGGTTTTCACCGATGCCAGTTACCCAAGTAATAAGCACGTAATTTATAAGGATAACATCGTACAGTTTAGCAACGCATTGACTAAAAACTTATGAGCGATATTATCGTACAGATACCAGGGGCTACAAATGTAACGGTAACAGATGCGCCAGCGTCTGCGATTGTTGTAACTTTCCCCGCCTCTACCGAGGTAGTAACTTCTGTAATTGATAAGGGCGTTTTGTATGGCATCCAAGGGGCGAGCGGTTTGCCGGGTGGTGTTTTATCTGTAAACAATCAGAGCGGCACGGTTTCTTTAACCACTCAAGAAATACCCGAGGCAGCGACTGCGCTTTATTACACGAGCGAGCGAGTAGATGACAGGGTTGCGCAGCTGTTACAAGCGGGCGCCAATGTTACTATAACCTATAACGATACCGCCAACACTTTAACAATAGCAGCACAGGGCTCTGTTACTTCGGTGAATGGTGAAGTCGGGGCTGTTGTATTGGATAAGACAGATATCGGTTTAACCAATGTGGACAATACCGCCGACATTGATAAGCCAGTGAGCACAGCGCAAGCTGCAAGCATTGCAACCAAAGCAAGCACCACGGCGCTAACAAACCATACAACAAACTACAGCAATCCGCACGCTGTTACTAAGGACCAAATCAGCTTAGGCAATGTGCAAAATGTCGACCAAACAGCTGCGGGCAATATCATAAGCGGGACGTTGGATGTGGCGCGTTTGCCTAATACAGTTACTTTGGCAGGCAATGTTTTTAACGATGCTAACAAACTTGTAAGGCTAGACGGCAATTTAAAACTGCCTGCTGTCGATGGATCTAATTTAACGAATTTACCTAACACAGGCGGCGGCGTAGGCTCCGCTTTATACTTATTTTATAACTACTAAAATGCCAGCAAATACATCACCCATATTCGCACTATCACCCGAACTTGCAATTGCAACGGTAACGACTGCGACAACCGACCGAACAGGTGCAACGATGACAAACACCGTCACGCTTTTAACTGCTACGACAAACGGGACGAAGATCACGCAGATTGGGGCAAAGGTTGCTGGAACAAATGCGGCAACTTTGGTTTTGATTTTTGTGAGTGATTCAAGTGGGGCGAACTTTAAGTTGTTTGATGAGATTGCTTTAAGTAGTGTGACGGCATCAACTACGGTGACATCACAAAGGGCGGTGACTGCCTACTCTGATTTGCAGTTGAAAGCTGGGCAAGTGGTCAAGGTCGGAACAACGGTTGCCATCACGGCTGGAGTTAATATATTTGCAATCAAAGGAGATTATTGAGATGCCTGACTTTGGGATAATGCGTGGTTTTAATGATAAGTTGTTTGGCGATAAGTTGGTCGCTGGGCAATTGCCTACGCAATTGGGAGTAATTGGCAGTCAAGAAGCATTTGAATTTGATGTTGATGCACAAGCATTTTTTGATAGAGTTACTGCAGCAGGTGGTACATTGTCAGTAACTGAAAAGGCAGCGGTGAACACTTTGGTAGTTGATATGAAAGCGGCCGGAATTTGGACATTGCAAAAAGCCATTTATCCAATGGTTGGTGCAAGTGCGGCAGCGTGTGCTCAGAATTTGAAGAGTTCAAGTTTTACTGTAAGTTTTGCAAGTGGCATTACATATAGTTCAAGTGGTATTTTAGGAAATGGTACAAGCGGTTATGGGGATACGGGTTTTAATGTAAACACTTCGCCCACTGATAAAAATTCAGTACACTGTTCAGTTTATCAAATTAACAATGTTACAGAATTCAAATCAACAGTAGGTGCAACAACTACTGGAGGTGGTAATGGGTTGGGGATTTTTACAAGATATCAAGCAGGTAGTGGGGAATTTTATGGTCAAGCGTATAACCCGAGTGTTTTGGCGATTATGGCAAACACCAATTCAACAGGGTTTTATGTTGCAACAAGAACAAGCTTAGTAACAGCAAAACAATATAAAACTATTGGAGGAGTTACAACATCCGCAACGAATATAACTACAACAACAAGTGGAGTAAATGGTAATTTTTATTTATTAGGAAATGGATTTGCTAATACATTTAATTATTCAGGGGCACAAATAAATTTTTGTTCCATTGGTGAAGGATTGAGTGATGCAAATCAAAGCAGTTTCTACACCGCAGTACAAGCATTTCAAACCACTTTAAGCCGTCAAGTATAATGATAGGATACATTTGCACCCCCGAACAAAAGGATTTGATACAAGGGCAGTATTATGCACCTTATCAATTTTTTAATTGCGTTGCTGATATTAATGGCGTTTGGTTTTTATTCCTTAGCGATGAAGACAAACCCGAAGTTGAAGCAAGTGAATACGCTTGGGTTTTAGATTTACCTCAAGCCGAATACATCCCGCCACCACCACCACCATTCCCTCCAGTATCATGACCGCCATAAAGAAAACCCCCTCGCCAATCCCTGTTAGCTTTGAGCAATTTCGTAAGAACCCAGTTGCTGCCGTGGCTTTTTGTATGCTTTTGGCTGTTAGTTATTTGTATGTTGACCTTCGCTCGGGCTATAAAGAACAAATTGAAAAGAGCAACCAGAAGATTGATGCGCTAGATATTAAAATAGATCGCCTCAGCTACGCGTTAAAGAAGTCCGACAGCGCACTGGCTGCCGCGATCACGGAAATACGAATCATGAATACAATGAATAAGCTATGAGAAACTTTGCTTTAATTTTCTTAACTGTGCTTTTCTTAGGTTGGATTTGCACACCGATTCAGGCAGTTGAGCAACCGCCTTACGATGAAGTCGAGGCGATGCTTAAGAAGGTGCAGGCTAATTTAGAAACAGCAGGGCAGGCTACCAAGTTAGCGCAGACAATGAGCGCGGAGCTAATTGAAAAGAAGGTTGAAGAGAAGGCAGAACTAAAGGAGGCGGTAGTAGCAGCAGAAGCTCAGGCATTAAAGGCACAGGCTAAA